TGAACCACGGTTGTTACTAATTCTTTCAGAGTCAATCCCTTCTGAATTTCCAGAGTGAATTCTCTGTTGGTATCTTGCATATCACAATAACCAATTGCAGAGCCTGGAATGTTTTTTATCTCAACCTCAATATCCAAGGTTTTCATTCTAGGCATTAGTTTGTCAATCATGTGAGCAACACATTTTTCTGCAATATGTCTCTCATGTTTAATCCCACCGACAACTGATATAACATTTCTATTTTTCATTATTGTGCCATTTTCTGTGCAATGTAACCAAAGAAGTGCATTACATCACCATTTTTAAAATCAATCTCAACCAATCTATCTTTTGTCATTTGTTGAGTTTTTGGGTGGAACGCTTTAATCTGTTCAATCACACAACCCAAAGGAATCATATTCATACCCCACACAGGGCCTTTATATTCAAATACATGTTCTATATCTAGGTTCTTTTCTTCGACTAGAGTATCTAACCATTTTTCAAACTTCATAATTTCTTCCTTTCTCATTAACTATACCTATAGTATACATGTTATCATAACAAATGTCAAGGCATTTCTTCACTTTATTTGGCACATTCTGTCGCACCCAATTAACAACCATATAACTTAGTTTCTTCGTCCCATGAATCTCTCATGTTCTCTAGTTTTTCCAACATATTATATAGATTACCAGTACCGGCTCTATCACCATTATCCATCAATTTTTTGCCCCAATCTGACCTTTGATTGACTGCTATCTTCAATTCTCTTATCGTATTTTCTAATTGCAGTTTTGCATGTTCTACTTGACACTGGTCTAAATCTCTATAGTGTTGTTTATCTCTTTTCATAGTTCCTCTATCATTGTTAATATACTTATATTATACATGTTATCAGAACAAAAGTCAAGGCCCAAAGGCATCTTTTTGGCCAAAAAAAACCCCCCATTCCGATTAAGAAATGGGGGGTTCGAGAGTTAGGGCAACCGAGTGAGAGAGAGTTGAGAGAGGTTGTTCCCCTAACCATTCTTATATAATACTACATGAGTATTAAAAAGTCAACACATTTTTAGAGCTTCTTCTGTAGTTTCTGTAACTCTACGAGTCCAACCTCTACCGAATGTCTCAAATGTTTTTAATTTTTCATAGTATGATTGACGTTCTGCTTGAAAGTTCTTGATAGTTGTTTCAAGACCATGTTCATCAATATACTCACCAAGTTTCCTTAGTGTGTTGGGCCCGATGCCACCATCGGCAACAGTTCCAATTAGTGTTTGCAAATATTTTGCACTTCGTCCTGTACCAGCGTTTACTCCGAAATCGAATACGCAAAGGTCTAGCCCGTTTGGAATGTCATCACATTTTAGACGATTCCAATAATTCTTTTCGTAGATGGGTGCGGCATCCTCTACAGTTAAGTCTTTCATGTCTTTCGTACCACCGAAATCTTCATAAACTCTCTTGGTAATGCCAAGATTAGTTTCACCGCCTGGGTCTTTTGGATGGTTGACATAACCACCCTCGTGATGGAGAATCATCTCCAAACAATGTTGATAGTTATCTTTCATAGCTTTATTCCTTGTTGTAACTGTCGTTCCATTGGAACGCTTCTTTAACGACATTCTCAGAGAGTCCTTTGAATGCTTGATGTAGTTTTTTATCTTTCGCAGAGATAACGAGGTCAGCTTCACTTTTGTGTAGTCCTTCTAACATTTGGATAAACATATTTTCACGTTTGAATCCAACTAGTGCATCGTCACCACCTTTAACAAAACGATAAAGTTTTTTGTACTCTCTTCGTAGTACAGTGTGTTCAGTTCCTTCTTCAGCATCATTCGCTGTAAAAGGTACTTCACCTTGGGGAATCACCCATTCGATATTTGGGTCGAATGAGGATTTAATGATTACACGCAATGCATCGCAATCATATTTCTTCAAGAGTTCAACCTTCTTGGCCTTCGTCTTTGCGTTATGTACTTTCTTTAATACCTCAGAAAGTAGAGGTGTATAGGTATCTTGAACCATATTAAAAGTCTCCAATGTCATTCATAAGATTTTTCAATCTCTTTTTAATAAAATAATTTAGAAGTTTTGACCTATCGCCGTGTTCAGCATTCTGGTATTCTTCCAGAATTTTTACCTTCAAGTCACTAGGTATGCATTCTAAATCAATTAGGGTTTTATTCCGTTGATAATTTCTTAGCATCTCATCTGAACAATAGTCAGTTGGTTCTAAGTCAATCCACGTTTCTAACTTTTTCTTAGTCAGTGGTTTTTGTCGTAACTCATCAACGAAAGTGTTATCTGGTGAGAGGAAATTTGGAACGCCATCACTCCTGTCACCCTTTAGCACATGTTCCCTTATATATATGTCGGGGTCAATATCCTTTATAAATTTCTTCACTGTGGGAGAATATTGTTGTACATTGTTATATTTGTGCAACTGTATAAAATCTTTATCACCAGACAATATAAGGATATGCTCAAACTCACTTGGAGTTTCAGCAACATGTTGGACGATAGCTGCAATGCAATCATCTGCTTCTGCACCTTCGACCTCTAATACTTTATAGGGAAATGTTTCTTTGATTTCATCTCTAATATTATTCAGAGTTTCAAAGATTGTGTTCCAATCAAGTCCAGAGTTTGCTCTGTCCTTTTTTCGGTTGGATTTGTAGTTGGGGAAGTAATCCCTTCTCCAATACTTTTTGCTATCATAACAAAGAACCATTTCACCAAAGGCTTCATGGAATCGACTACGGTATCCTCTTATAGAATTTAACACCATATGTCGAACTAGATTTTCATCTAATTCATTGTCACGTTTTGAACCTAGTTGCATCATTAGATTACTAATGGTAACTTGGTTCATATCAACTAATATCATAATTTGCTCACTTATATTTTATATCATTATATAGTATACTTTAATAACGCCTATATGTCAATAGATTTTACTCTTCATCTTCCTCAGTTGTTACTGCATCTTTGATTTCATAACAATCTAAGTACACACTTGTCTTTCCATTTTCTTTTGTTGTCGTAACAAATTCATCTGTAACGAACTGCATAGGATGTGGAATACCACAACTTCTATAGAGTGTTGATTTTACCATCTCTATCATCATTGAGATATCAGCAATAAATTCTGAATCCTCAGTGTCAACACCATTTTCACTCATGTTGTGTATCATGTTGACAACTAATCCCTCAGTAAGATGGTCTGCAAATGTCATATCTTGTTGCATTTGTAAAGCATAATCATCTATTTTAATGTTGGGATTGGGTGTTGCCTTCAAAGGGAACTCAATAATATTACCCTTTTTTTCTTCCATCGAAATCTTCCTCTTCCATTTCTCGTGTCCACTCACACATAATATCTGGATACCATGTTCCGATATTTCTTTTTGGTGTACCGTCTGGATGGTATGCCATTACTAGACAAATACTCTTACATTTGTTTTGTTGGTATTCACCCCAAAACATGTCTAGGTATTCACCAGTTCTTAAATATGTTTCTAGGTTACGAATGTATCCACGATGAGATTCATAACGTGCTTCTGCACCCTTAACCTTTGCTCGTGCATTTGCACGTTCAGAGGACATCAAACTCTTTTGAGTTTTAATCCATTGTTTTACTTTGATATGACTCCATGCATCGTCATCGCCTCTTGCGAGTACAGATGGATGGATACTTTTGTATTCGGGGGGATTTTCTTTAAGTCGTTTCTCTCTCGCTTTTGCAAGTCTCTCACTTGCCGCTGCCTTTTGCTCAGCAGTCATAGGTTTGCGAGGTTTACGTTTCTTCGGTAGAGTAGAGTCGTTCTCTACGTTCAACTTCCTTTTCATAAGTCACCTTTTTAATAGCCACGTTCAAGTTTTTGTTTTTCCAAATTTCGCTTGAATCTGCGAGTTGCAGCATCCTTTGCTTTTCTACGCTTAGTCCCTTTGGACTCATAAAAGGTTCTATCTCTTAATTCTTGAAAGAACCCATCACGCAAGAGTTTCTTCTTTAAAACTCTTAACGCTTTGTTAACATCATTATCACGAACAATCACAGTCATCCCAGCAGGACGCTCTTCTTGTTTAAAATTACGTTTCTTATTATACTTATTAAATTTATTATACCTCATTAAATCCTCATTTTGGCCTGCCCGGCAAGACTCGAACTTGCGACCTACGGTTTAGAAGACCGTTGCTCTAATCCAACTGAGCTACGGGCAGTATTCTTGGTTACAGCAATTACTTGCTGAATTGTACCTTATATTGTCTACCGTTATGGTAAAAGGTAACAACACTATGTGAATAAACAGTAGTCACTTCTTCATCATAACGTGTCTCAATACTGCATACTCTTTTAGTTGATGCTTGTGCATC